CCACACATCAACGACACATTCTCCTCTCGTCGCGCTTAAACACGCCATGGACAATCGTCCGAGAACTGGCAAAGGTAATGGGAATGCTGGCAACACAGCCCACATAATTAAAATTTCTACCACACCAAAAACAAAAGGATTTCATGTTGGTGATTTGTCTGAGTTCAATAATGAACGAGAAACAATTTTACCAGCCAAAACAAACTTGATACATTCACATACAACAATGCATACAGATGAGAATAATCCAAATATAAAAGTGAAAATACATCATTTTGCGGTTCATTCTCAGGAAAACGATTGACAAACTATAAAATATAGGGTATAAATAGTCTTAATGATAGTAAACTGATGGGTGTTAAAGCAAGCAAGACGAGGGTGCGAATCCCTCCGCCTCCACCAAAAGCAGTATGTAAAGGTTGTTGACCTTCATCATATGCTAGCTAGGTAAGTAGAATTCTTACTACATACTGTTTTTGATGGGGGCGAATTAGGATCGATTGGTTGTGAATAAATCCAAAGGCTATCCGGATGTTCTCCGTTAAACGAACAAAAACTAGAAATGCCAACGATAACGAAGTTGCATTTGAGACTCGCCTAGCGGCATGATCTCGACGGGCACGGAGGACGCCTTGGAACAGAAGTTCCTCCACTAATCTTAACATGTTAAAGGAATGAATAAAATGAAATATATTGCTGCTGCTCTTGTTCTCTCTCTTGCCGCCTGCTCGCAAGAAGCTCCTGTTGCTCCTCCGGTCGAGCCTGCTCCTCCAGTTGAAACACCAACTCCTGTTGCTCCTGCTGAGCCGCCTGCTGTTGTTGAACCTGTCAATCCCGCTGAAGCTGCAACCACTGTAGCTCAGTAGTTTATAGGAAAGTTATCCAAGGTTACTAACATAACCTTGGATAATTTCTATATAATTTGGTCAAATATCATGAATTCGAGAGGAACGGAGAATGATTAAAAAGGCTTTATTACTAGCCACAGCTAGTATGGCTATTGCGCCTGCAATTTATGCGCAACAACATGATGTTGTTATTATTACTGCCACTAAGACTGAAACTGATCTGCAAGATACGCCTATTTCAGTAGCTGTGCTTGACGACGAACAACTGGTAAAAAGAAATGCAGGAAGCTTGCTTGATCTTTCTGATGGATCAGTTCCAAGTCTAAGAATCGCAACTTTCGAATCCAGACAGTCTGCACTTACAGTAGGCATGAGAGGAATTGTGCCAGGAGACGCTAACCAGCCAGCTAGGGAACAAGGTGTTGGTGTTTACCTTGACGGAGTTTACATGGGCAGACAGCATGGTCTAAATGCTGGGTTTCTCGACATTGAGCGTGTTGAAGTTCTTCGTGGTCCACAGGGTACGCTGTTTGGACGAAATACCGAAGGTGGGGCTGTGAACATCATCAGTAAATCTCCAACAGGAGTTTTTGGAGGATCTTTCAGCGCTGGAGTTGGTAATTACGGAATTTATTCTGGCAACTTCCGTCTTAATTTGCCGGAGTTTGCTGGCGTTTCTGTGAAGGTGGATGCGGGAATTCAACATCAAGACGCGACCACAAAAAACCCAACCCAAAATCAATATGGATGGAATTATCATCACAGGTATGGCGGAAGAATAGCAGCAAGGTGGGAACCTACGGATACTTTCCGTGCTGATATTGCTGTTGATTCCAGCAGAGATCAAAACACCCCCTATTTCAGCCAATTGATTAACTATAATCCTCTGAACAGACCTGTCGCGACACTTTCTCAAATTGCTGCAGCTGGCAATAAAATACCTTCCGGATATGTCGCGCCTCTTCCTAGCGTTGTTGTGGTGCAACCCGATCGTGCCAAATCTGCCGCAGTTGGAGTTCCTCAAGAACCAAGTATCGGCAAATCTTCAGGTATCACTTCAACCCTAACTTGGGACATCAATGATGATCTTGAGTTTAAATCTATTACAGCAAGGCGTGAAGTGTCAGATCGCCAGTTTGATAATTCAGGTTCAGCTAATCGCACACCTGTTTTTGTCCCTAACGCCACATTCAGTAGATATTCAATCGCTAAATTGAATCAAGAACAGTTTTCACAAGAGTTCCAGCTTATTGGTTCAATGGACAATTTAACCTATGTTGTTGGCGCTTATTATTTTACGGAAACTGCTGATGATGAAGCAAGAACTCCCAATACTAATAAATGGAATGCCTTTGGCACAGCCTACACCTTTGTTGATCCCAGCACATATTCGCTAACGCCAATTGCTCGCGCTTCACAAGCAGAAGCTGATAGCTACGCTCTCTATGGCCAGGCCACATATACGGTAAATGATGATTGGCATTTTACCCTTGGTGGTAGAGTTACAGAAGATAAGAAAAATGGTAAACTGTTCACGGTGAATGGCGCAAGCACTAATCTAACCTTCAGACAAGAGAACAGACGATTTGATCCGCTTGCTACGCTTGTTTACGATTTCAATGATGATATCAATGTTTATGCAAAATATACAACAGGATATCGTGCTGGCGGAGCCAGTTCTCGGTCACTGATTTATCGTTCTTTTGGACCTGAATCTGTGAAGTCATATGAAATTGGATCCAAGATGGATCTATTTGATAACACCAGACTAAATGTTGCTGCTTATACCATGGACAGAAAAGACAGTCAGGTTGATTTCAATTTCTTTGTCCCCCAACCAAACGGTACCGTCCGCAATACCCTCGAAACAGTGAATGCGGAAGGCACCACAAAAATCAAGGGGCTTGAAGTAGATCTAACTGTAGAACCAATTGATGATCTTAAGATGGCTGTTTCATATGCATATACGGACACTCTGATGCCACTCGCCCGTAATACTGTGCAAGAGCAACTTAATGCATTGCTGACTCCACCTAATCTGTCTCCGGTATTCCAGAAAGTGTTCATCACATATACCCCAGAACATGCTTTGTCAGCATCTGTTGATTATGACATTGTTGATTGGAGTTTTCATATTGATGGAAACTATTCATCACCCCAATACACTTTTGACAACGAAGATGTTCAAAATGAAGAAAGCTTTGTTGTCAACACTCGTGTAAGTAAAGAATTTGAAAACTTTACAGTTTCAATTTGGAGTCGTAATCTTTTTGATACGTCTTACATTTATAGACGTTCAAATGCCAACGGAACAGTGTTGGGCGATTATGCAAACTTTAATGAGCCTAGAACGTTTGGTATCGACTTCACAACAAATTTCTAGGGCATTATTATGTCAAAAAAAGTAGAAAAGATAAAAATTGAATTGGGTATAAATCCCGATGACGTTTTTGCAAACATTGAGCGTATTGTGAACACCTGTAATACCACATATTCTGATGCAATCATACATTATTGCCAACAAAGTAATAACGAGATAGAAACTATCGCCGATCTCGTGAAGAGCAATCCTAAACTGAAACACGCTCTTCAATTAGAATATGAGGCACTCAATATGCTCCCCAAAACATCAAGGTTGCCAATTTGATTTCACCGTTTGATGCGTATCAAAAGTTCTTATCAATCAAACAACATTTCAACTCTGATTCCTACGATTATCTAAAATATCAAGGGAAATTGAAACTGGATCTCACAAAGTTTCAAACAAGAAAGGATAGATTCTTTTTTGAGAAACTCGCTAAGAAGAAAGATATTGAAGGTTATATTATTGCCAATCTGATCAATAGTGATATTTCTTGGATCGGAGATCTTTTCTCTGATAAAGCAGAAAAGAATTACACTGATTGGCTCAAGAGAAAAGAATCTCTCACATACAATTTTAAAAATGAAATAGGGCATTTGCTCGAAGATTTCGACAAAAACTTTATTGTGGAAGATGGACAACATCCATATTTGTTAAAGCTTTTACGACAGGGCAAAGTTTCTCTAGAAACAGTAATCATCCTGAATGATATAATTGGTTTCATCGGTCATTGGAAAAAGAACATAAAAGATAATGTTGTTTGGCCAATTTTTTTAAGAAAATGCTTGAAATATAGACCCTTTCTAAGTTATGATAGGGCTAAGTTTAAGAAGATATTGAAGGAAAAATTCGTCAAATAAATATTTCATTATAGTACTATAATACCAAAACAAAACAACATACATCGTAATACAAGGATATACAAAAATGAATTTCAACGATCTTAAAAAACAGAAAACGTCAAACTTCGAGAAGCTCACCAAAGCCGTGAGTTCTCTGAATAAAACCTCCGAAGGAAATGATAAAGATACCACTTTCTGGACACCTACAGTGGACAAAGCTGGTAATGGTTATGCGATCATTCGGTTTCTTCCTGCGCCCAATGGCGAGGATCTTCCCTTTGTTCGAATCTGGGATCACGGATTCCAAGGTCCAGGCGGATGGTATATTGAGAAGTCTTTGACGACACTCGGCAAACCCGATCCTGTTTCTGAATACAATTCCAAACTCTGGAACTCTTCCGCAAGCGACGACAGTCCTGAGCGCAAACAGGCCCGCAAACAAAAGCGTCGTCTGAGCTACGTCTCCAACATCTACGTTGTCAGCGATCCTGGTAACAAAGAGAACGAGGGTAAAGTTTTCCGCTACAAGTACGGCAAGAAAATCTTTGAGAAGATCAATGATATGATGCATCCTGTCCATCCGGACGAAGAAGCTATGAATCCTTTTGACTTCTGGGAAGGTGCCAATTTCAAACTCAAGATCCGTCAGGTTGATGGATATCGCAACTATGACAAGTCCGAGTTTGAGAAAGCGGCTCCTCTTTCTGATGATGATTCAGAGCTCGAGGAAATCTGGACTAAACAGCATTCTCTCAATCAGCTGATCGCTGAGAGTGAATTCAAGACCTACGATCAATTGAAAGCTCGTCTTTCTCTTGTTCTGGGAGATGTTCCTCGGAACTCGAACCGTGATGAAGACGAAGAAGCTCCTCCACCACAGAAAGCTTCTGCTGCTCCTAAACGAGCAGCTGCTCCCGCTAAGAGGGAAGTGGTTGATGATGACGATGAGGACACTCTAGAATTCTTTAAGCGAATTGCTGAGGAAGATGAATAGATTAAAGAGGGGCTTCGGCCCCTCTTTTTTTATACTGACAAGTATCTATTGCTCTCAAATTGAGAAACCGCTTTGGGTGTGAATTTTGGAGGATCAATTGGCGGAATATAGGCTATTTGTTTTTGCGATTTTTGGGCAGATCCCATTGTATTGTTAATTACCGTTGGGGCTGAAGCAGGAGCAGGTTTTGGTGCAGCTGCCGCCAAAGCCATTCTTTCTACGTCTGAAATTGGTTTTGGTGTAGCGAGAACGACATTTGGTGTGCCAGCAGAAACATCCATCATTTTCGAAAATGTTGCCAGATCTGTTAAAGCTTTATTTCCAGAACGATCTCCTTCATAAAAAGATTTACCTGTTCTTGGATCTGGCAAGGCTGCCCATATTTTAGAAAGATCAATCATTGCAGCTTGTTTTGCTGATTGATCACCGCCTAAGAATTTTTGTACGTTAGACATCTTAGATATTTGATACTGAAAGAATTTATCCTGCATACCCTCATCAAATTTTTCTTTGCCAGTTATCATTCCCATTTTTTTCATCTCGTCAGAAAGCATCTTAAGGGTGCTTGGAATAAATTGGAATTTTCCAACAGCATCCCATCCGGATGTTTTTTGATTTTGCATAACCTGATCAATAGACAATTTCGAAACTTCAACCCCATATACAGCCCTTCCACCCTTTCGGAAAACGTCTGGGTTATTTCCAGATTCTATTCTTCCAATTAAATCTTTCAAAGAAGAAGCGTCTTTTGAAGATTGGATAATTCCAATATTAGAAGAAAGTCCCGCTCCTGATGAGCCAAGTCTTTTCTTCATCTCATCTGCAGCGTCTTTTCCTATCTTTTTTCCATCTGTTTCTTCATTAAATTTTCCCGCCATGGCATCACCCAAAGCTTCTCCAGCGTCTTCTAGAAGAAACGAGCCAGCAATACCACCTATTAATCCTCCAAAAAATGCTCCTACTGGTCCACCAACTAGACCTAATTGCGCGCCAGCAGCTGCTCCAGCCATGCCGCCGCCAACGTTTCCTGCAAGACCTCCCCAGAAACCCTCATCACTTTTTGCTTTATAAAGACCATCGCCCAAAACATCTGAACCAGCAACAGCACCAATTCCAGCACTCACTATTTTTCTTTTACCACCAAGTGCGTATCCTATCGCACCGCCAATTCCAGCACCAGCCACATTTGGTGTATTGTTACCACCTGAAGATTTTAATAAATCTCCTCCTGGTTTTAAGAAATCTAAGATTGGCCCAAGATTAGAAACTATCGCAAGCCCAATCGATTGAGCTAACATTTCTCCAATACCGAAACCAGCTTTCTCGGCGTTGTCGGCCATAGCTTCAATTTTTCCGCCAAGACCAGCTATTTTTTGGTTGTCTCCACCCTCTGCCGCCTTTTCTCTGGCCGCTAAATTCATTGCCTGAGAAACATATAAGCTTCTTTTTAGCGTTTCGTCGATTGAAGAAAGCAATGAAATAGTTTGATCGCAGCAGCAACAATTGTCTTTAATTGATGTTGGCCCAGTAACTCTTGTATTGGTGGAAGTGGGTGCAAAAATAGAGCTAATTCTTGGATAGGATGTTTGTTGTTGCTGTGGAGATGCAGTTTGTCTAGATGATCCAGATCCTCCAAGCTTTCCGCCCAAGAGACCTGATCCCAAACCTGCCAATAATCCACCGCCAACCGCAAGAGTTCCCTTTCCAATTGTTCTTGCAGCTCCACCTACAGCCTTTCCAGCTGTTGAAAAACCTCTACCTAATAAAGAGCCTAAAGCTATAGCCATCAGCTATTTCCTTGCTGTTGATCAACCTTTTTCAAATACTCCAACAACATATCAACATAAATATCTCTTTCAAATGGAATCATACCTTCTATTTCTGTTAAAGAGTATTTATGATGCTGGACTAAAGCGAAATTGGTTTTGTAGTAATTTAGCAAATCGCCATAGCCTAAAGCAACGTAAAAAAATCTTCTAACGTGGACAACACAAATTTCTTTTCGTTCCCCAAAGAGTTTTTATATTTTATAATATACTCCATCTTGGGAGCAGAATCGAAAAACGTTTTAATCTTTTCAAAGTTTTTAGGAGAGAATCCTTCAATAAAATCGCTTATTTCTTCTTCAGAATAAGATTTAGGATCATATACCTCTTCTTCATCGTAGATTGACTTGATGCACTGTTTTAAATAAAAAATCAAAAGGTCGTACTCATTATTGATGTTTTCTTGAAAGTTCTCAATAATCTTAAAAGTTGGGTATTCTAAGATAATCCCAACCTTTTCTGATATCTTGATATCATTAACAGGTTTTTTCTTTGGTTTGATAATCTTGACTTCTGAAACATCAATTTGGAATTTATAAGGTTTTTCATCTTCATCATCAATCAGTTGAAAATCAATAATGTTGTTTACTGATACGCCTCTTAGTTGAAGAAATACGTATTCTGCATCTGATATGCTCATCTCATCAACATTAAAAGTGTCATCAACACAACAATTGTTGATTACCTGTCTGATCGCCTTTGCAATTTCCTTTCGGCTTTTAGATTGTTGTGCCGTGAATAGAATTTTTTCTTCTTTAACCAGAAATGGTCTGAAGTTTACCTTTTTCCCAGAAGAAGGTATTTCAAAATCAAATATGGGTTGCGATATTTTTGGTAGTGACATAATGACAATCCTTTTATATGGTTACACTTCATTTCTATTTAAAATTACATCCGGATTAAATCTTGAAACTGGATCCAAGTTTAATATACTTTTTGCTTCTCTGGATTCAACACTTTCGGTTTGTGATCCTTTATCATAAAACTCTTTGGTAGAATGAACAAATTGCATAGATATTGATAATCTAATAAGATCATTTTGGGCTGGCCAACTGACGTCATATTCTGAAATTGTCAGGGGGAAACATTCAAAGGCTTTAGTTTCGAAAACCAACTCATTAGATTCGTTATAAACAAATATCGACAGAACTGGACAAATATATTCGCTTTTGTAGTTAACCAGATATGCGTTTTTCTGAGGCTGTTCATATATGGGTTTGTCTATGTTATGGTCGACCATTAAATTCGCCCAATCATTAAAAAATTTAATGATTTTTGCGGAACGATCTACAAGAAAAACCATCCTCATTGGGTTGAATGATGGTAGATATGGTTTCTTCTCTATTTGTCCATATCCATATCTTTTCAAATCTTGGGTGAAAAAGTTTTGGCCAGGAACTGTAACTGTCTCACATCTCAGAGTCATGAAATGTGTATTGTTTTGATAGAGCGAAGCAAACTCCCCTTCTCTGAACGCTTTCGGTAGAGAAATAACACAGATAAACTTATTGTTTTGCAAAACTCCATTTTTATTAATTTCGGATCTAAACTCAGATATGTCGAATCTTCTTTTAGACTGCACAACAACTCTATCCCCCGTATCAACGGCTGGAGTTTGTTGTTCTGGTTGTGTATCTTCTGACATTTATTTCTGTGTCCTTAATTTTCTGCGACTGTCAGCCCAAACATTTTGTTTGCTGCTCTTGACGAATCTCTCTAGTGGTAAGAACAATGCGATATCCCACTCCTCTGGTTTGACGTACATGAATTTAGACTTTACGTGGCCGTTCAAGTATCTCTTCACACATGGTTTAAAAAATCTTAATTTTGCGGCTCTTTGTAATAAAGAATAATTCATTTTTAATTTAGTGGTTTCGTCATATTTGCTATTATTTGCATATTCATATAAACCGTCCATTAATTTGGCTCTGAGCTCATAGGGAAGATAATGCAAATTGATACCATAAAACCCATCGACGGTTTTCTTAAAAGGAAAGATCATAGGAAAGACATCATAATATGGCAATTTCTCAGCTGTTTTGGGATCGTAGAAAAACATATACATGCTTCCTATAATAGGAGTAGAAACCAATCTGTTTCTATCTGCTTTGAAGAAACTCAGCTCGTTTATGTTTCGAATTTTCTTGGCTGTTTCCCTGTACCAAGCTCGAGCTTGCTGTGTTCTGGCAGGAAATTGGCCAGAAGTAAGTCCTCTTCTGATAATTTCCTCAAAAATAGTTGTTGCCATACTGCTCCTCGCGCATTAGAACTTTATATTTAGTTGTTTCTCTCCAATCACCAAAAACTTCCAGCCTTTTATCTCACAGTATTTTTTGGCAGCTTTCCACTTAGCTTCGTTTATCCCCCAAGTGAAAACCTCTTTGATATAAGCTCTTGTTGCAGTTTTGCCTTCTTTTAGTGGAGGTGGAGGTTTTTGTTGACTTTCGGGTTTAATCTCGATAAGATAGGTTTCTACAATATCTTTCTTTTTGACTTTTATCAAAAAATCGACGAAATATCTGTGTATGCGATTGTCTTTTGGTGATGTATAAGGTATGATAGTTTCTTCTGAAGACCACTCTATGATATTGGGCGTCGAATCACAGTACATCATGAATTTCAATTCATAACTTGAACGATAAATAATATCGCTGACGTTTCCTCTGTATTTTTGTGGATTATTGGGCCTAAATCTGCCCTTCATTGTTCTCATGTACAACTCTCGGTATCTGTTTCAGATTTATTTATTTGATATAAATACAATTAATAATAAACGGACAGGGAACTCGCATGGCGCTACTGGTCAATCTATCTAACCCCCTATCAAAAATATCAGGAAACAACCTACCTTCTTTTGTTGAGCGTCTTGTTTCCTCTGGAATCGCGCAAATTAATTCCGAGCCACCTGTTCAAGAAAAAAATATCGCAACTTCTCAGGAAATTGATGATCTTAGAGGACTTCAGTATTATACTTATTCTGCAGAAATTGACAGGGCTTTAGACGTTGAAGGCGCAAAAGATACAGAAACTGGATACGAAAATCTTGCGTATCCATCAGATCTTAATAAATTTTACATGAGAATGGACTTTAAAAAATATCAAAGACCTTCTCCAACTCTTCCAGCGACCATAAACACATTACACTCAGTTTGTTTTCCTATTCCAACAGACCTGAGCGACAATTATAGAATAGATTATAGCGACTTTGATGCAGAAATCGCTGGCGCTATTATGAACTCTTTACAAAACACTAACCAGGGAATTACAGCATCAGCTGCAATCCAACCGCTTTTAAGATTTATCAGCGGAAGCACAATTGGTAGAAATTTCGTAAACATAGGCGCACAGACTTTGGCTGCAGCCTTGAATCCCAATAAATCAATTATTTTCAATTCTCCGCAATTTAAAAATTATTCATTTTCTTGGACATTCGCGCCTAACAACGCAGAAGAATCTGAGACATTGAGAAAAATTATCAAAAAAATTAAAGCTTCTTCTTTGCCAACATACTCTGTATCAACTAACGCAAATGGCGATCTGGCAAAAGATTATAACGTTTTTAATTACCCAAATATGGTTAAAGTTTCTCTGTATCCTTGGGCTTCGCAAGAAGAAACAACCAGAGATATGTTTCAGACAAAACATTGTGTTATAGATTCTATAAGCGTAAATTATTCTCCTGAAAATAACATTTCTTTTTTCAATGGCGAAAAAAATGCTCCGACATTCATAGCTTTGACACTAAATCTGATAGAAATTGAACTGTTTACTGGCGAAGATTTCGGAAGAGAAGGAGAAAAAGTCGATCTCAACAGAATTATTGATATTACAAAAATGGGTCAAGATAATCAAATTCAGATTTCTGAAGAAAATATTGATCCTTTTGTCCCCGCCAATACCGCCAACACTGCTAACACCTCCAGCGTAGTTTCTTCTAACGCAACGGCGCCAATTATACCGTTTGATATGAATTCAATTTAACAAAAACTAAAGGAACAGTAATGCCTAGTCAGTTTTTTGATAAATTTCCCATAATAGAATACTCTAACAATGTTGTTAGAAACATATTCGCAAAAGTCGTTTTGGACGACGCGAGCAAACAGCAACCAGAAAACTTTATACAGATAAGACTAAATGATGATGTTTCTTTAAGGGCGGATGTAATCGCGGATAGATATTACGGCTCACCGTATTTTGACTGGATACATTATATGTCAAATGACGTTGTTGATCCTTATGGCGACGTTTTTTTAGACAGCGAATCTTTTCTCGGTATGATTGTCAAAAAATATGGAAATATCGAACTGGCCAAACAAAAAACAGTTTTTTATATAAACAACTGGAGCGATAAGCCAGAAGATAAACTTTCAGTTTCTCAATATGAAAACGCTTCTAAAAATATAAAAAAATACTATACCGCAGATATTGATTACGCGAACAGAATTATTGGCTATGTTCGCCACAGAAAAGATTGGACCAAGGTAACAAATAAAATAAGAATATTACAAATTGACAAAACAACTTCTATGATACCTGGCGATTTAATAGCGCAATTTGTAAGCGGTCAACAAGTAGCATCAGCTGAAGTGATTGACGTAAACACAGTTGATAATAAAATAACAATTAAGAATATCACAGGAGAGTTTGTCACAACTGTCGGAAATATAGTTTATAGATTTGACGACAACACACAGTACTCCGTTTCTTCTATCATCTCGCCCCATACTGAAGACAACATTACAACGGAGGAAGCTTCATACTGGAGTCCTGTTTCTTATTTTGATCGAGAAACTGAGATAAATGAGTTAAAGAGAAACGTTAAACTGTTACGTAAAGAAGGCGTCTCCCTGATAAGTAAAAATCTACAAAAGCTATTGGAGTAAATATGTTTCAAAGCGTTAACGCTTTACCAAAAGGTTCGGTTCTAATTGAATTTTTTGAACTAAGAAAACTGAATGGCACTGTTTTAGATCTCATCCCCTTTGTCACAGAATTTAATATATACGAATCAGTTTTTGAACCTTTTATAACTGCTACGGCCTCTCTAGATGATTCTAGAGGCATCGTTGATTTTGACACCATAAATGGCTCGACTGTTGCCATAAAATATGCAAGCGATGTGAATTTAGATTTTGTAACAATGACATTCATCGTAGACAGCGTTAACGTAATATTACCAGATTCTTCTAATAAGTCACAAACATATTTCTTGAATTTAATTTCTCCAGAGTCGCTGAGGGCTTTTGCAATAAGAGTGGGAGAGATATACACAAACTTGGCTCCAGAAAATATGATTGGCGATATTTTAAAAAATAAAATTAAAAGCAACAAAAAATTCTTTTTCTCAAAAACCAACTCAATTGACACGATGAATTGCTCAAGTCTCTATCCCTTTCAGGCCATAGACGCTATAAAGAAGAGAGCGGTGTCGAGAAGTTATCTCTCAAGTTCGTATATGTTTTATGAAAATCAATTTGGATACCACTTCAAAACTTTAGAAGAGATTCTTTCCGAAGCTTCCACTGATTCCAGGATAGCGGAAGGAGATTTGGTGTTTTATTATGACGTGGCTGAACCAAAGGATATTAAGAATAGTTCTTGGAGAAAAATTGAAATTCTACAAAAAATCAAACAACAGTCACTGACTGAAAATATTGTTTACGGTGGCACAAAGTCAAAGATATTTGCTTATAATATCAGCACAGGAGAACACTTTCAGTTCGAATATAATGAGGAGCAGGATTTCGAGAAATTTAAATCTTTTTCTCCTAAGAGGAAACTATACACAAGAGTCTCTCCTCGTGACATTTATAAACAGGGGGATAAATTAAATAACCTGATGGTAGCTGCTGTGACAGAAGAAAAAGAATTATTGAGGATACAAAAAGAAATATTATCTAGAGCTTATGTCAATAAACTGTTCTCTAACGTTCTCAGGATGGAGATAAGCGGCGACAGTAGACTAAGTGCTGGTTCTGCAGCTATGTTAAATATACCAGTTATCAACGCTGGCACAAGCACAGAGACCAATGAATTGGCCAGTGGAATTTACCTATTTGCTAAAATTCGTCATATGTTCAGACCTTCTGAGGCAGGAACAGGAATAGGTTACAGACAATATTGTGAGATGATGAATACGGGAGCAAATTCATGATAGTTGAAAATCTCACGGGATTCATAGGCGTAGTAACAAATATTGATGGCGACGAGCTTAATCTAGGAAGAGTTCAAATTCGAATTTCTGGAGATCAGGGACCAATTGGCGATGATACAAATCTACTTTGGGCTTATGTTATGGTTCCTTCGACCAGTCCCGCCCAAAGCGGTATTGGCGTAACGCCTAATTGGATAAATGTTGATACCACAGTTTTTGGCGTTTTTCTTGATGGTCAATATAGAAATATCCCTATGATATTAGGATGTTTGAACCAAAATAAACCAGACCCTGTTGGACCAGGGATAAGCACATTGGCCTTTGGAGACAATATACCAAGAAATCTTACCGCCAAAGAAAGAGCGGTTGGCGTGGACTCTCTTTCCAAACGCTCTCCAAACTTCAAAAACAATAAAGTCATAACTACATCTTCCAAAGAAACTCCCAAAACAGTCAACCACATATTTGAATTAGATGATACGCCTGAGCATGAAAGAATTCTTGTTAAACATAAATCAGGATCTTACGTCGAATTCTTTCATGATGGTAACGTAGTCGTTAAGTCTGCAAATAGCAATTATGAAGTCGCTATAAAAAATAAAGAAATAACTGTGAGCGGCGACACCATAATAAATTGTGATAATACCGCTGAGATAAGAGCCAAGAGCATCGCTTTGAAAGGAAACGTTACTATTTTTGGTAGCTTAGTAACTAGTGGTCCAATTAGTTCTGCAGTGGGCGCTACTGGAATCATCACAGATATTGTCGGCCAAACTGTAAATATAAAAGGCGGAACTATTGAGAGGATAGGGTAATAATGACTATTAACATACAATCAATAAGGTCAATAGAAAGAACGATCAGAACTCATACTGACTGTCAATCATTGCTATTCACCATAGAAGTAATGATCGAGCAACAAATAAAACAGCTGGAAGCGGCTATCGCTAGCAGCGTAAAACTGAATAGTTTATTTTCCGCTTTAGCGAAAATACCCACTACTATTGAAGAAGTTATTAGCGCATTTAAAAACTCTATCATCAGCCAAGCTGTTGAAAACCTCAAGGCAGCAATAGAACAGGCCAAACAAATTATAGAATTTGCTGATGCTCTCTCAGATCTCATTGACGCCGTTGATGACGCGGCTGAGAGACTGCCCGAATGTTTTGCTCAAGCCCCATCAATATTAGAAAATTCTGTAAGAAGATCTATAGATAATAGAATAAACAATATTGTTGGACCCGCTTTGCAAAAGGTAAAAGAAACTGCTGATGTTATCAATAATGCTATTCCAGGAATTGTTTCTATTGATACATCTGATGCAGCATCATTTCTTGAAAGTATTAGAAATAATCCAATAAATACACAAGCTATAGTATACGAATACGAGAAAATATTTTCCACAGACTAAGAGGAACAAATGACAAATAGAGTCGATAGGACAGCAAATGTTCCACCAATTGGACCAATATATTCCGATTTTATGTGTAATTTTAACGCCCACCCAAACACAGGCAAGCTTGTGACCAAGACCGACGCCGAAGCTGTTAGAAGATCATTAAGAAATTTAATACTGACAAATAGAGGCGAAAGATTTTATAAACCTAATCTGGGCTCAAATATTAATTCGCTTTTATTCGAACCAGGCAGTGATATAGTTTCCCAGCAGCTTCAAAATTTGATAAAAGAGTGCATAGAGACATATGAGAAAAGAGTTATTTTGAGAAAAATCCACGTAAATCTAATTAACGAAGAGACTTCATATAACGTTGATATCTATTTTTCAATAATAAATAATACCAACACCTATAACCTAAACATCAAACTGGATCGCTTAAGGTAATGGCAAACACAAGTATCTCACTGGTTTCTTTGGATTTTGATAGCTTCAAACAAAATCTAAAAACACATTTAAAGTCAACGCCTCAATTCAAAGATTATGATTTTGAGGCCAGCAACATTTCAGTTCTTCTGGATCTTTTAGCGTACAACACATATAACAACTCTTTCTATCTCAACATGATAGCCAGTGAAATGTTTCTTGATTCGGCCCAGATAAGAGATTCTGTGGTTAGCCACGCAAAAGAATTGAATTATCTTCCTAGATCATTTCGTTCTTCCAAAACAGACTTAGAAGTTACCATTAATTCTTCTGATCCGCAAAAAAAGAACATCACAATTCCAAAGGGCACTGGATTTACCAGCAGAATTGGCGCAAATACGTTTCTGTTCACCACTGATCAAAACGTTGTGGTCACTTCCGGAAACAGCACATTTAAAACGACCCTTTCGGTTTATGAGGGGGATTTCATTACTGATAGATATGTCTATTCTGATAGAATCCAAAACAGATATACCATATCAAATAAAAATGTCGATCTTCAATCACTAAAGGTTATCATAGTCGAGGATCAAGGTTCTGTTATTGAAGAATACAAAAGAGCTACTACTCTTTTGGATCTAGACGAAACCAGCAAAGTATATTTTTTACAGGCTGGGGTAAACGAAAGATACGATGTTCTTTTTGGCGACGGAATCGTTGGAAAGAAACCCAAAAACGATTCGGGTATTATTCTAGAATATCGAGTCTCAAGCGGAGAACTGCCAAATGGATGCAGGATATTCCGAATCGCCGAGAACATCGACAACGAATCTAATGTTGTTGTGACAGCGTTGAGCGTTTCCACTGGAGGCGCTGTTAATGAAACGATTGATTCCATCAAATTCAACGCGCCTAGATCTTTTGGAACTCAAGAAAGAGCAGTCACAGCAGAAGATTATGAAAATCTTCTAAAACAATATTTTCCGGAAATCAATGCAGTCTCCGCATTTGGCGGAGAAGAGGCTGATCCTCCACAATATGGTAAAGTTTTCGTATCTGTAGACCTGCAAAACATTGATGGGCTACCAAAAATCAAAGAAGAAGAATATAAAAAATTCTTAAGAACCAGATCAACAGTGTCTATGGAGCCAGTATTCGTTTCTCCCGACTATACGTATATTCGTGTCGACAGTAACATCAAATACAATATCAATAGAACTGGACTTAATCCAGAAGATATGAAAACAATCGTTATATCTTCTATTCTTAATTTTGCTTCGATCAATCTAAACAGTTTTGCTAAAATTTTCCGCTATTCAAAGCTAATTTCTAACATTGACTCAGCAGAAGCATCAATCGTCTCAAACGAAACTGAAGTAAAGCTCGCCAAATATTTGACGCCCAAACTAAACGCGGCACAAAAACTGACAGTAGACTTTAAGACAGAATTGGCTGACGATCTTCCTCCAGCTGCTGCGGATCACCCTGCTGGTGATAAACACACCATAAGCAGCAGTTTCTTTACATTTAATGGAGTTAGATGTAACCTGGAAGATGATGGAAACGGCAAAATAAGAGTCGTCACAAGTTCGTCAAATAGCCACAGATTTGTTGCTGAAGTAGGAACAGTAGATTATGCCAAAGGACGAATCGAAATAAAATCCTTTAATATCTCTTCATATGAAGGCAACTATCTAAAGATCTATGCCAGAACCAGAACAAAAGACATACAGTCCTCTAAAAATGTTATTCTGAATATACTCGAGCCAGATGTCAACATTACTGTTGAGCAAATTAGGGAGTAAACATGTCATCATTAAACACAATCAAAAAAATAATATCTGAAAATAAAACAGATCTACCCTTTGACACCAAACTACTATTATTGAAATCCCACAGAGCAATTGGGCATCTGTTAGACAACAATACTCGAACAAAGACAAGAGACGGATATAGTGAAAAACTTTATGATAATTCAAATCATCTCAAGTCGCTTCATCACGCTATCGGAAACAGTTTAGTGCGTTTGAATTCAAACGCACCAGATATGCGGACAAGTCATCCAAAGGGTAAAATGGGTGGTCTTGTTAAATGGGAAAGACCAAAACATCAGAAAGCTCTTCTTTGGATGGCCAGAGACGTTCTTAATAGTGTCAACGCCCAACATGGCAATCCGTTTAATTACGGTAATCCAGTTCCATCTCATAAAATGAGTGATGGCCAGTTTGATGAACATATTCGTAGATTAGGTGATGTTGTTGGAACTAATCCTTGGCCAGAAGAAAGCATGAAAGACACAATTGATAAAGTAGCAAGAAGATCGTAATGATAGAAAAAACTATCTCACAGTATATTGAACGGCAGTTCCCCGCTTTTTACAAAGAAGAGGGGCAGAATTTTATTGCGTTCATGAAAGCTTACTATGAGTGGTTAGAACTACCACAAAACACAGCATACAAGTCCAGACATCTTTTGGAATGGCGAGATGTTGATACGACTTTGGATGAATTTATTGTTTACTTCAAAGAAAAGTATCTCAAGAATATCCAGTTTAACGTTTCTTCCAATAAAAAGCTTCTGATCAAAAATGCTTCTGATCTTTATAGATCAAAAGGAACTGAGCGTTCTATCGATCTATTCTTCAAGCTTGTTTATGGTGTTGATGCTGAGGTGCAATATCCTGCTGAACGTATTTTCAAACTATCTGATGGTCAGTGGGAAACGCCCAGATATTTAGAAATAACATACAACAAACAAAACATCAATTATGTCGGAAAGCAAATCATAGGATCTCTCTCTGGAGCCACAGCTTTCGTCGAAAAGTATATCAGAAGAAGAGCGGGATTTGGTATAGTCAGCATTTTGTACATATCTAATCCTAGCAAAGAATTCATCAAAGGTGAGAGTGTAGGCATATCGCAAAACGGAAGCGGTATCTACACTGACAACTCAGCCAGAATAATCGGGTCTATTTCATCTGTCACAATCTTAGACAACGGTAGAGAATTTGCTGTTGGTGATATTGTTAATTTCCAGGACTCTGAAAGAGGAAGAGGCGGATCTGCGAGAGTCGTTTCTGTAGGCGAAGAAACCGGAGTTGTTGACTTTATTCTTGAAGATGGTCTTTGGGGATACAGCACCAACGCAGTTTCTCTTGTTTCTGAAAAAGTGCTGTTAGCCAATAATATTTACAATGATAAATTTGTCATTATGGACACTGTGGTGCAGCCTTCTGTGTTTATTGAATATCAAAATTCAGCAACGATTTCAGTTGGTGATATTGTAAGAAAATATGATGGATCTAACGTAGTTGCTAATGGAACAGTTATTGATGTTGATCATGTGCTATCTTCTAACTCCGGAACAGCAACAATATCTATAACATCTGGCCCATTTACGATCGGAGACTACAAGTTAAACGCTAATGTTTCTAACATCAACGTAACATCTATAAGTGATTTTACGACCTATGCAGAGGTCATGGGAGTTCCGACAACATTTTTGCTAACTGTTTCTAATGCAAACAGTTTTGTTAATGGCCAAATCGTTACGTCAAATAACAATTCTAGAGGAACAGTATCGCAAATATTAGACAACACCATAACAGTTGTGAACACAATAGGCCACTTTGTAAACGGCAACTCTTTGAACGACACCACAATAACAAACGTAGAAGCATCAGTTGGTGTATACAATATCAACAAGAGATCTTTTAGAATCGATTTGGCCGACGCAAACACCCCACCACAATGGCTTATCAGCCCATATGTTTACAAATATGATGCAAATGATGACATTTCTGCTTCTGGTCTAGTAGTAAGGTCAAACGTTTCTTCAAATACTGCCATTCTTAATATTATCCCACTAAAAGGATTCTTCGAATCCGGAGATTTCGTATACACCTCAGGCAACACATCGATAGCTACTGTTGGATCGTATACTGGAAACACCAGAGGTGGCGATTTTGTGGAAACTGCAGGAGCGAAATATCGAGGAATCTTCAGCAATGTCAATTTTACAGTCACTTCTTTCTCTGATGGATTTGGTGCTGGATTCAATGTCGGCACCATTGGAGAAACTGAAACCCTCTATATCAATAACGATTTTATAAATGCTAATTCTAAAACTTCTATCGATATTACAGCTAGAGTTGTCACAGTAGCATCAAATACTGGGTTTAAAGTCGGTCAAGCAGTTTCTCAAGATAGATCTGGAAATTTTGATCCTTCAACAGACTTAAACACTACTACTGGAGTGTTTACTACTACAACTTTATTACCTTGGGCAACAAATAACTCCTTAGTGGTGTATGACCCTGGTAGTTCCAATACTATAAACGGAATGATTGCGAATGGATATTATAGAGTCACAAACACTTCTGGAAACAGTTTCAATCTGATTGCAGTTCACGATAACAAACTTGTAAATAACACAAACATACCTAATTTTGGCAACAACGTTCATGCAAATACACAATTAATTCGCAAAACAACGATAGCAACCATAAGGGGTATTTCTGGTACCAATATCACAGTAGGCGATGTTTGGCAAGGACCTTTTGTTACGTCCGCCAATCTTTATATTTCTACAACTCCTACCACAAACACCAACGTATCAGCTGTGGGTTCTTTGACTTATCCTACAGTAAACTCTTATAATTACCGCTACAAAAAATTAAGAAGCGTTGGTCTTGGATTTGCAAAAAGCCCTACTGGGTATTACAACAGCATATTGAACAATCTTTTGACTTTCCAACTGTTGACTGTAGGAAAGGTCGCGTCTCTTACTTCAGTTCTTGGAGGATCTGGATATAATGTTGATCCGTATGTATTGATACAAGAGCCAGCTATATCAGGCTTTAATAGAAAAGATTATATTATAAAAATCTCTAACGTTAATTCTGTATTTTTGCCTGGAGAAAAAGTTTCTCAAAATCTACCAAATACTAACATCTATACCTATCAAGTAAATAATGGGGTGTTTGATACAACCCCATCAACAAAATTCTTTAATAGTTTCTTGGACGTTTCTGATACTGATAATGTGATTTATGCTTTAGCAAACGTGTTTTCGTTTAACTCAACTTTAGATTTGATCGCCAACAATGGTTTCATTAAATTACCAAACACCCAATCTTTTGTCGCAGGAGACAAAGTAAAATACGTTACTGCAACAGGAAACACTGCAGTCACAACAAACAATACCATCTTAAACGTTTCGTTTGTAAATTCCACTGGAATTTCTGTCGGCAACTCAACAGGAAATATTGTTCTTGCAGAAACAATAAAACTTATTGTTCCCGCGAACATTGCAAATAATTATATCGCAGTTCCAACAAATCCATTTGCGAATGATGATATTGTAAGATACGTAGCTGATGTAGGAAATACTGCAATTTTGGGTCTTGCAAACAATAATCTATATTATGTTATAAATTCAAATTCGAGTCATCTCAGACTTTCTAATTCTGTTGGCGGTTCTGCATTAACTCTCGATACAGGTGGGAATGAAACGGGGCACGGTCTTATCAAGTATAACGCCAGCGCAAATGGGAATTATCTGAGGCTGTACAAAAACGACCTACAAAATGGAATGTTATTGCAATATATAGTTTCTTCCGGAAACACAGCAGTAACTAATCTGACTAATGAAAATAACTATTTTGTCGTAAACTCCAATACATATTTTTATAAACTTTCTTCTACTCTCAATGGAAGTTCTATCGATATAGCAAATAACGGAACCTTTGCCTCAGATGGTCACGCTTTGTTGTTTATTCCAGGCTTCAGCGTAAATGATCCCGTGTATTCTTCGAATAATGGAGGCTCTGGAATCATTAGAGGCGTATACAAACAATCAGGCAACTCTTTTATAGTTGTTCGAAACGTCTCTGGAACTATTTCAAACGGAGACACTATTGTTCTTAATAACAATCCAGTTGTCAACTCTACCATACTTTCGGCCAATTCACAACAAGAAATAGTAACAGCAGAAGGCATAGTTCAAACTGCAAACTCGACCACTATTGTAGTTAGAAGAATACAATTTGAAAATCTTTGGCAAGTCGGCATTTCAATAAAGGGTGAAACATCAGGAGCAAATGCTAATGTTGTTTCTATTGTAGAAGATATAGATTCTCTTCCAATTGGATTAAATGCAGATATTCAAGCAAACGTTATTACTGCTGAGGGTCAGGTAACAAATCTACAAATCGTGGACTCAGGTTATGGTTATACCAATAACGAGGTAATACAATTCGTTTCTGTGGATGGTCAAAGAGCGGGGACAGTAAAGGTTGTTCTTGGCGGGACAGGGATAGGAAGCGGTTATTACAAAACCTCAAAAGGATTCTTGAGTGATGTTATTTGCCTGCATGATGGGGATTATTATCAAGAATATTCTTATGAAGTATTCTCGAAGCTATCAGTTGATAGATATGCAGATATGTTCAAGAAAGTTATGCATACCGCTGGAACTAAGTTCTTCGGATCAGTGATGTTAATAAACGAGGCGAATGCCACATTAAGTCTAACAGAGTCTTCAGTAACAGGAAACGTAGCAGGATAAATATAAATATAAAATAACCTCAAAAGGAGATAAAAATGGCAAAGAAAAAAGAATCTGGACCAGTTTACGACAAACCCGAAACTTTCACACACAAAGGGTTAAAATTTAATGGTGAGCCAATAACAGTTACTCACACTCACACTCCAGGCCTTGGGGCGCATAGAATGACTGTGGAGCATGGAGGAAAAACCCTGGATTTGGATTTGGGTGGTTCGTCGCCAGGTGTAAGAGATGACGAATATCCTGTTGATGAAGATGGAAATCAGACAGAGCCCGACCCTAAAAAAGCGTCAAGAGAAGAAATAAAAGCGTTTAATGAAAAAATATCAAGAATACAAGCAAACGCATTTTTACGACAGCCAAGAGTAAAAAACGAAATTGAAAAAAAATTGTTTGGATCAAATCTAGAAAAAGGTACAGCTGCTGAAGAAACCAATAGACTGATGCAAAAAATTGTTGATGTTATTAGCGAACAGAATAAAAAAGGTTTTAGATAATAAGAGACATTACTGATTATACTCAAATTTAAAACACTCGTCAATCTTTTTCAGGAAATAACATGACCAGACTAGAAAAAATAAAACAAATCATAAACGAGAAAAAAGAAGGCGAAGCTTGTTGGAAAGGCTATGAACAGTTTGGTATGAAAATGAAAAATGGCAGAAAAGTTCCCAATTGTATTCCTAATAAAAAGTGACGTCAAAATGAAACAAGAAACAATCAAAGAAGCGATCGATTATCATACGAGCAACAATATTAGGCTCACCGAAAACATTTTTAGACCTGGCTCAGAGATGTTTTTTGAGATGATCAAAGAAGCCAGACGTCTATATCAAGAAGGCCAATATAAACCTATCGACGAGTGGGAAACTGATATGCTTCGTTCTGACATTGGCGAAACAGCTATGTTTGAGGGTAAAGAAGTTATTCTTGATTATCCATTTGAAGTAGAACTAAACGAAGAAGATAAGACGAAAGGTAAAGGTATCGGCAAGCCATTTAGAAAAAATGGTGGTGGAGCAGTTTATGTTCGAAGCGGAGATGGAGTTCGGCTAGTAAACTTCAGTCAGTCTGGCATGCAGAAGAAATTCAATGACCCAGGCGCTACTAAGTCTTTTATTGCTCGTCATCACTGTTTGACCAACAAAGATAAAACTTCAGCCTCATACTGGGCCTGTAGATGGCCTAGATTCTTCAGCGACTCAGGTAAGAAATGGTGGTAAATGTCTAAGCCATATGATGATAGTGAGATAAGTAAAGATGAATTTTTTAGAAACTTCAAAAAAGATGTTCTAGAAGATGAATTGGTTTGGCATAGAGACGAAAAAGATAGAATCATAACAGTACTACTAGGAAAGGGATGGGAATTTCAGGAAGATAATTCTCTCCCAAGAGCGCTCAATGAAGGTGATCAGATTTATGTTCCTGCAAAAACCTATCATCGAATAAAACGAGGAACAACTGATTTGATGATAAAGATCGAGGAATTGTAAATGTCGACTAAACTTGTCACAAAAACCTTTAACGTCGAGAACGCCAAAAAATTCATTTCTTCTAATGATGAGTTATTCGTTTACGCTTCTAGACATATCCCTTATACTGGAGGAGATGGATCAGTTCCTTCTCCAGACAACTCAGTAGATTCTACTGTTATTAATGTTTATGATAATATGATTTTTGCTAAAAGAGTTTCTGACTCCGATAAGGTTCATATGATACCAAAAATTATGTGGACTGCAAACACGGTCTATGACATGTATTCCCATGATGATGGGTTTCTTTATGAAAAAGATTTTTATGTGGTTTCAAACACTGGGTCACAATATGATGTTTATAAGTGTTTGTACAATGCGGGCGGAATTGCGTCAAACGTAGAACCTACTCGAGCGGGTTCTGCAGTCGATCTTCTTCCGTTTGAGACTGGAGATCAATATGTTTGGAAGTATATGTATACAATTTCTTCGGCTGATTGGAACAAATTTTCCACAACATCATTTGTTCCTGTAACAGCGAACACCACAGTAATACAATCAGCAGTTCCTGGACAAATTGATGTTATTGTGGTTGAAGATGCAGGTCAAAGATACGACAATTATATTGCCAATGGAGTTTTTAGAACTGGCGATATTAAAGTAGGAGGAGCTGACACCTTTTATGGCGTAAAGGACGATGCTTCCTCCATCGACGAATATTATACTGGATGTGTGTTAAGAATAACCAACGGAACAGCTGTTGATCAGTATAGAAGAATTGTTGGGTATGTTGGAACATCAGAAAAGAAAACTGTAATATTAGATAGAGCATTCACAACTGTTCCTGCAGTGGGTGATACTTATCAAATATATCCATACATCTATGTTTTTGGAGATATGAATGAAACCGTTCCTGCTGAAGCTATGGCGATTATCGATGCCAATACCTCCAATTCTGTTTCGAGTGTAGAAATATTGAATTCTGGAGCAGGATACAGGAAAGCAGAGGCATATGTTGGTGTTTCTCCAGATGTTCTTCCACTTAGCTCAAATTCTAATTTAATTGATTTGCCTGCAGTTATTTCAGGTGGAGTTGATTTCGAAGAAGCTAAATTAAAAGTTATTATTCCTCCTGCTGGCGGTCACGGATCAGATCCCTATAACGAGCTTTTTGCTGATAGAGTTTGTGTGTATAGTAAATTCTCAAACACAGAGCAAGGGATGATATCTACTGATAACGATTTTCGTCAAATTGGTATCATATCAAATCCAAAACTAAACAATTTAGACGTTTTCTGTAACACGACATTAACAGTCGGAAGTTTTTCTATCGGAGAAAAAGTTAGTCAGTTCAAGAATATTAGATTGGCTGGAAATGTCACAGTTTCTACTACAGCAAACACTATCACAAAAACAGATACAGGTAAAATATCTACGACAATTACTATTGTTGATGGTGGTACTGGATATAATTCTACTGTTAATAACTCTTTGGTATTCTCTAATCCTCTTTCTGGCGGAACAGTAGCTGTCGCAACATTTGTAAATAGTAACCCAGGCGGAACTATTACCTCCATAACAGTTTCTAACCAGGGAACAAAATATGATTCTGCTCCTACAGTCTCGGTTGGGGGATCTACTGGATCAAATGCTGTTTTGATTGCTACTCTAGCTAATCCAGAAAAAACTTTCTTTGATGATTGTTTTCAAACTGGCGATTATGCTCTGGTATCAACGGAAACTAAAAACTGGATTAATGTTGTTTCTAGTGTTTCCAACTCAGACGTTATTGTTGTTTCCAGCAATTCACCGTTTAGTAATACCACAGCAAGAGTTTCAAAAATAGAAACTGAGGCGACTGGAACTGTTACCGCAATATCAACAGGACAGATAACTCTTTCTAATGTTTCTGGTGTTTTCCAGGAAGGAGCTAAGATTGTAGGACTTTCTTCTGGAACAACTTCAGTCATAAGAACATCAAACTCAGAATTTAATGCTCTGCAAATAAACGACAAAGATCCAAATCTCTTCAACGTTATGGTTCAATTGTCTCGTCTAGCTGGAAATTTACAAACTGGTAATAATTTCATAGAAGATGAAGAAATTAGTCAGACAAATTTGATACAGTATACACAACCAAAAGCATTTGTCCATCATATTGAAACGGGTGGTGGAGCTAACGATGATGTGCTTTACGTAACCAATGAAACTGGAATATTTGCTTTAGATCCATCAAATTTAAAACCCATTATCGGCGAATCTAGTGATGCTATATTTTCATATTTGTCAGCTAAATACAAAGGTGATTTTGTAAAGGATAGTGGACAAGTTATATATTTTGAAAACGTTCAACCAATTTCTAGAGATACTGATAAATCAGAAGTTGTTAAGATTATTCTGAGATTCTAGGAGAAGTTAATTAAATGCCTCTGAACACAGATTTTAATATATCGCCATATTATGACGATTTTGATAAAACTAAAGGGTTTGCTAAGATCCTTTTCAAGCCTGGGGTTTCTGTTCAGGTTAGAGAACTCAATCAACTTCAAACTATTCTAAATGACCAGATGGAAAATCTGGCAAATAATCTTTTCAAAAAAGGAACGATTATTGAAGGATGCGGTCTAACATACTTTTCTATTTTCCCTTATGTAAAACTAAAAGACTCAGAAGTAAACGGAGCTCCTGTAAACGTTTCCAGTTACGAGGGAATGACAGTAAAAAATTCTGTTGGCTTAGAGGCTCTGGTTGTTAAAACTGCAGATGGTTTTGAATCACAAAATCCCGATCTTAACACTCTTTTCGTAAAATATACTAATTCAGGAAATAATGGAAATACCTTTGCGTTTTCTGCAAATCAGGTTCTTACTGTATACGATAAAACATATCCTATCTTCAAATATGACATTAGTGATGGTTCTTCTGCATTCTCGAACAACGATTCTATAGTTGTTGTCTCGGCTATTGCTATTCAAAATTCTAGTGGCGGATCTGTTTTCCCAGCTGGAGCTTTTGCTAACGGGCACATCATTCAAAATAATGTGGCCAACTTACAAATTATTGAAACTGATAGCACAACAAACAATCAAGTTTTGATTCTTAGAGTTAAGCCATTGGCGGATGATCTAAAAACTGCAAACAGCGTTCTTTGGACATTTAGAGAAGGCGAAACTATCAGAAACGCCAATACAGCAAATACGGCTAACGTTGTAGCTATCATAGGATCTAGTGCTGCAGCTGTGTTGGTCACAGATTCATTAGGAAAAATTGTTTCGATCGAGCCAACAAATCTAGGATCCGGATATTACATCCAGCCTCACGTTACAGTTTCTATAACTTCTAACAGTTCAATCACAACCTCTGCTATTAATCAGCTTAATGTCGCCGCTCTCAATTTTAAAGCTTCAGTTTCTACTGCGGACAGCAGCAAAACTCCTATCGGAACAGGATACGGAGTTAAGGTGGCTCCAGGTGTTATCTACCAAAAAGGATTTTTCTCTAGAGTAAACGAACAAACTCTGGTTGTTAACAAGTATTCCAACACAGCATTTGATGCCGTTGTTGGATTTGATACAAAAGAACAAATCATTAATTCGAACCAAGACAATTCTCTGTTTGATAATGCCACAGGAAGTCCTAATTTCTCCGCCCCAGGATCTGATAGACTTAAACTGACTCCAGAATTAGTCGTGTTGACACCAACTCAGGCTCAAGCTAACGTTGACTTCCTTCCTATCATTGAGATAACTGATGGCGTTCCTTTCAGACAAAGATCTCAAACTGTATACAGCGTTATTGCTGATGAGATGGCCAAAAGAACATATGAAGAAAGCGGCAATTATGTCATCAATCAGTTTAACGTTTTGGCTAAGGATGAAAAGAATCTTGCAAATACCGCAAGCACCTTTAAAGTAGTTGTTGATCCTGGCACAGCCTATATCAAGGGATATAGAGTTTCCACGACTGGCAATTTTTCCAAGAGCGTAAACAAGGGAACAGACAATGTTAATCTGCCGACAGCCAAATCTCGGGTGGCATACGGATCGTTTATAAAAATCAATAATGTCGGTGGAGTTTTTCAGTTTAATCTTGGCGATGTTATTTCTTTATATGATACAGCTAAGAATTTTATTGCTAGTGTTTCTAATAATTCTAATGCTATTACTGCTCCTTCTGGAAACGCGATTGGTAGTGCCAGAATAAGAGGGATGCTCCCTGGGGATAATGATGGGGAGTGGCATCTTTACCTATTTGACATCAAAATGAATGCTGGCAAAAATTTTATAGACACCAGATCTGTTTACTACAACAGCACAAAAGTTGCTGTTGCTGACACAGTTCTTGAATCAAACAACACTATTCTCAGAGATGTTGGTTCTGGATTTAACGGATTGCTTGTCAAGAATCTAGAAGCGTCGAAATCTGCTAATTCTATAACCTATACGTATAGAACGTTTGGCACATCAAAACAAGCAAACACAACAGGTTACATCACTTTGACTCCAGGCGCTAGCGAAATATTTCCATATTCTGGAACTCTTGTTTCCGCCCAAAGAAAAGAATTTATGATAGTTCCCGATAACAACTATCAAGCTCAATCAAATGCTGCTGGAACTGTTACCTTCACTTCAACGACCGCTAATGTCACAGGAAGCGGCACTGCATTTTTGACTAGCTACAGGGCTGGTGATTATATTAAGGTGGCCAATTCGTCAAACACCGCAGTTGCTAAAATTCTTAATGTCGCAAATGACACGTTTATGACGCTTACCGCAAACGCTCCTTTGACAATTACTAATACTTCTTATTTGTATTTCCCCAACAACGTTCCAATTTCTATGACAAGAGACGGAAGAAGCATTGTTGTTGAGACAAACAACTCTATTACTATCTACATTGGTAATACTGTGGCTACTACTGCGGGATCTGCAACAAATATGGACGTTTCAGTCGCGTACAATATCACCAAGTCTGGCGTAAATCCCGACGCCAAATTAATCAAAAGAAACATATACTCTAGAATTGTTTGTTCCAATAATTTGGCTAAGACCAGTGGGCCATGGCCACTTGGAACTTCGGATGTCTTTAGGATGTCACAAGTTATCAAAGCAAATGGAGCTTCCCGAACAATCACGTTTAGCTCAGAAACAGCTGTCTCAAACACTGACGATTTTATCACAATATCCAGCAATCCATTTGCGAACGGCGACTCTTTAGTATATTCGAATACGAGTGGCACCGCAATTGGCGGTCTTTCTAATAACACCACATATTATGTTGTTGCTGCCAATTCAACAGGCGTAAAACTGGCTTCAACAAGAAATGGTAGTGCTATTGATATTACTGCAGTGTCTGGCGGCGGAAACCACTCTTTAGTGGGTTCTCCAATATATTTTACAGAAACCACCAATGACGTTTCTGACGTGACCAATGAATTTTATATTGATCATCGTCAAAGCGAAGATATGCTAGACATTTCTCATTTGGTAAGAAGACCTAATTATCCTTCTCTCTCAAACAATGATGTGTTGCTTGTAAAATATGACGCTTTCACATCAACACCTGGCGTTAAAACAGTTTCTTCTTACAGCGTCAACGATACCGCTAATGTTGCAACAATGGGCAACACAAGCATCAATACTCTGGAAATTCCAGAAGTTTGGGGAATCAATGGTCAGTATTACGACTTGAGAGATCAGTTTGACTTTAGACCCACAGTGGCCAATACTATTCCACTAACCTCAGAAGTATCTAATACTTCTATTGTAAACCCAATAGTTCCAACATTCTCGAACAAATTCACAGCTTCAGAAAAATACTTCCCAGTTTCTGATGCAGATTTAACTGCCAACGTTGTTTACTATCTTGGAAGAACTGATAGAGTTGTTGTTGGTGTAAACGAAAATATAGATGTCATTAAAGGTTATGCTGGTAAAGAAGAACCACCTCCAGCCCCAAGCGATACGATTACTCTTCAGCTTCTAGAGATCCCACCATATCCATCTTTACCAAAAGCTATGTCTCAAGATATGATCGCTCTGGCAGATACTAAGGTATATAATGGAAAAGGTTCTCAAAGAATATTCGAACATACAGTCACCACGCCAATTGATGCCAACAAAAGAGAAATTCTGCAAACCAAAAATTATAAAATGAAAGATATCGCCTCTCTCGAAAGAAGAGTTTCCGATATCGAGTATTATGTTTCTTATACTATTGCAGAAACTCTTGCCAAAACCAGATTTATTCCTTCCACTCTAAGTGGCGGTACTGATAGATTTAAAGTTGGATTCTTTGTTGATACGTTCTCAAACTATCAATATTCAGAAGTGCTTGATCCAGAATTCAATTCTACTATTGAAGACGAAAGGCTCACCGCTCATATTGAAGAAACTGTTATCGAGCTTAGACATGAATCTTCTCCAAACATTGGAGACTCCATCGCATCAGTTGATTATGTTGAAGTCACAGCATACAAACAAATTGAAGCAACAGAACTGGAGGCTCCAGTACCAGAAGTAGTTGATGTTGTTGATACTGTCATAACTCCTGGAGTGCCCACTACTACGACAGCGCCCATTGGTACAGTAGAACCGCCAGTTGTTGTGCAGCAAATCGTCTCAGAAATAAAAACAAATAAAAACACTAATTGGAGTTCAACGAGAGCTGTTTATGACGATTGGAATTTTACTATGTCAAAAACAGCTGGACCTGTGGAAATTTACATGAACCACAGAGCACGTTTTAATGCGATTGTAATTGAACAAGCTGAATCTGAGAATGGACCCTGGGTTGAAGTAATAAACAGTAATGGCGCTTTAGCAGTCACGCAAAATGATGTTCTCAATAAAGGTATTTCTTCTTTGCTTGACAATGTTGGATATTGGAAACTCGGCGTCAAATTTCTAGACACCTCTCAGTTGGTTCCAGGAACTTCGATTTACTGGTGGAGAGAACATCAAAAGTTTATATTCTCTCACAATCCAGACAATGGATTATATTATAGAGTCAGAGTGTATAAAGGCGGAGTAAGAGATAAAGCTTCTCCCGGAAAATACGAATATAAAATCTTCTATCCTGCGGATT